TTACTCATCATCAAACCTTTGTAATTGAGCTTCTAGTTCTGGTGGAATTTCAACTTCATCATCTTTAGTAGCATCTAATAACTTGTTCTTATACCAATCAGACTTTTCTAAATCTTGTTGTGGATTATCTTTAAAAGGATAACGTAAGTCATATTTGAGCTTACAACCTTTTAGATACCCAATATACTCTTCTTTAGTCAAACGACTTTTAATCACATCTATTGCCTCTATACCGCCCACTAAGTAATGCGGTGGTCTATTCACTAAATCAACCATTCTTATCCCCTTATAAAAAATAAATCAATTAACTGATAACAACCATAAAAAAACCAACCCATACCACCAACAATCAACAACCATACTACCACTTCTAATATCTTTTCTGCTCGTCCCATCTGCCATACTCCCTTCCTACAGTTACAGATACATATTTCCTATTCTTAAATCTTTTATCTAATTCATTGCTATAAGTCCACTTAGGCAAAGTAAAGTATCCTTGGCTTTCTAAATACTTTAACCTAGTTCTATTAGTTACGCATTCTTGCACAATTTCTTTAATGCTGCAACCAGGATGTGCAGTAATATAGCCAATAATAAATTTTGCTTGTCGTTGGTCGTCTAGTTTAGTGTACATCTTTAACTCCATGCAATTGTTCTATAAGTCTAGCAAACTTAAATATCTTTTCAAGTGTAACAAGTTGGTCACCTTTACCAAATGCTTCTTTATATATCTTAATTATTTCTTCTTGGGTTAGTGGTTTAGAGTCCACCATGTGCCTCCGTTAGTTTCTTACTATCGTATTTAGATAATCCTTTATATTCTTCTACAGGTTCACCAGGCACTAATGGTGTTATCTTAATATGATGCGTTGTATTCTTTAAGTCGTTTAAGTATGAGAGTTGGTTAGGATGAAATGACCATAAATAAGACTTCTTTAAATCACCAGACCTAACATCAAATTCCTCATAAAGCCATGCTACAGGTTCTTTTTTAGCCATTAGTAAAACACCATCCTTCCAATTGTAACATTAGGTTTTTTGTTCCAGATATATTTCATATCTATACTATCGTCATGGAAGTATAAACTATTCCCTACAGGGTTTGCATGCTTTTTAAAAAGTACTGTATCTATTACAAGCAGCTTAGTTTTAAGTAATGCTTCTTGGTCTATGTTCTTTTCATTAGCTTTCATCATGTTTTCTATACCAACGAACTGTCCCCTAGCATAAACTACTTCACAAGCATCACGACCAAATCGTTTAGACCTAACTCTGTTCATAATGACATTAATAACCCCTAGCTTTTCTTCTAGTGATTGCATGTTGACTTCTGTATAAACAGCAGTCGCTATACAATGTACATCATGTTCTGAAATATGTATATCCATGATACCTTTCTAATGATTATCCTGTGTCTAGCAAACTCACATAAGCGTATAATTCCATTATATTGTGCAATTAAGCATAATATATTAATTAAGGATAAATACCATGTGGACAACTCCAGCAGCTACAGAAATGCGTTTTGGCTTTGAAGTGACTATGTACGTAATGAACAAGTAATTCCAATGCTTATGGGGATGCGCCTTAAAATGGCACATCCTCATCTGTACCTTCAACAGCAGGTTTAGCACGTTTTTCAGTTTTAACTCCAATAGGTCCAGAATATAAAGGTTGCTTTGAGCCAGGCTCAACATTATTTTTATATAATGCACCGCTAATTTCTATACCATCAACATTAGCTGAAATTGATATATATTTTTTTCCATCTTTTTCTTTTAACCAACCAGCCATTTTGTTTGTGTTATCATACTCAGCCATATACTACTCCTTTAGTTTAATAATTGTTTGTTCTACTTCGTCTAAAAACTTAATCACTTCTGCTTCTAATTCTCCTATGTAAGTATCATCCCTGTCAACCCTAGCTACAAATAGTTGTAGTTCTTCAGGGAAGTTAGGATTATAGCTTACAAAGTCTACCCATCTAGCACCGGTGCAAGCTAACTGCCATTGCATCTGTGGAATGTATTTACTAGGAACTGACTTACTCATAAGCGTATTAGTATGGGTTGTTTCTATAGGACATTTAATCTCTATAAGACCTGCATACTTACCATCTTCTTCTGCATTTACAGCTCCGTCAGGACTAGCACCACTATTCTTGATAATAGGATGGTCAAAGAAACCGACTTCTGTTACAGATACCCCTCTAGTTCTTTCATAAAGCTCCCTAGCAGCACTTTCTCTTTCAATACCATCTAGCATAGCCTGATTAACAAAGCTATCGCCTTTCTTGCCAGTCAATCGTTCTGATACTAATTGAATAAGGTAGTTTTGACGTGATGTAGATACGCCTGTTTTAGTTTTGGCGATAACATCCGATATTCTGGATGCTGTCACCTTGCCTAATCTTTGCTGAAACCACTCTTCTGTGCGTTGTTCAATCATAGGAAGTCTTCTTTAGATACTAACTTCACAGGATTGCTTTGTTGATGAATGGCATTAACTACTTCGTTAGCTGAAGCAAACTCTGTGCCACCTAATCCTAAAGCTGCTAAACATCTACCAATTGCAGAGGTCTCACAGTTTTCTACATAAGATGTTCCATTGATTTGTGATGCTTTTCTAAACTCCTGTGCATGACCTGTAGCAAATGTTTGTACTTGACCACCTTCTAAGTGAACACCTGCATAAGCCTTAACAATACATTGTTCATCATCAATCTTAACTATTTCAGTAGTAAGAAAATAAGTAGGAAACTGCTCTCTAAATTCCTGAACTCTTAATGCTACTGTTTTATAGTTCTTGCCTTTAATATTAACTACACCTTGTTTAGTCATCTGCCTCTCCTGTTGTTGTAATTCTTGCTGGTGTTGTTCCATCATCACCTGGTCGTAAAATTGTTGTTGTGACATTTGCTCTCTCCCATTTGTCGTTATCTAGTTTAATTTCTTCATTCAATCGTTTAAGAATATCTGCTATCTGTTCTAAACCATTCGCCATATTATATACCCCCAAAAGATAAAAAGGAATAGCCATAAGTATTTATTCATATTGCACCTGCAAACTTACCCATTAAATAAATGCAGAAGGCTACGTAACACCAGAAAGCTATTGCAATAATAATCATAGTTTGAATTTTCATATTATCTCCCATATCCAAAAGCTGTTTCATATTTAGGCTGACCATCCCAAAGGTAAGCATTTGAATAGCTAGTGATTTTAACACTATTTTGTCTGCCATTTGCAACTTTTAACATTGGTGTACCTTTTTCTTCACCAGCTACCATATAATCAGCACCAGTACTTTGCTTAGCTACAATAGCTGTCATAGGAACAATTTTAATTCTATTATTGCCTACAACTTCTTTTACTTTGTAAAAGTCTACTTGAGTTTGGTCGTAACCCCAACTGCAATAAAGAATGTCGCCTTCTTTTAAGTTAGTAGGAGCAAGTCTTTCTGCTTTGTATTTTGCAACTTCTGCAGCTCTAGCAATTCTGTTATTAACAGTCTTAGCAACTTGAGCCAACATAGCTTCTTCACTTCTAAACAAATAATACCAAGTAGGATTAACAGCCTTGCCAACAAAACAAATGGCAGAAAACTTACCGTTATCATTGTTTGTATAAACAACCACGTCTGCTGGGTTTTCTATTACTAATGGAACATAACCTGCTGGAATGTATCTTTCTTTTTTAGCAACCATTTTTTCTCTCCTTGTTATTTAATTACTATATACACAGTATATACACATTAAAGATAAATGCAATACCCTTTTTAAACTTTTTTTACCTATGCAATTTCACTTTCTGCCCAGGTATTACCATTTGCTATAGATTTAACACCAGGACCTCCAGTAAGTGCGTATTGCTTAAATGGCTCTGGTTTATCGTTTGGGTCACCTTTAAGTACTATTTTTGCAGCTTCTAGTCTTAAATTCTCTGCTGGAGTGTTTAAGAATTGCATAGTTGATAGAGCTACAACCATATTTCTTAGTGCATAAGTAGGTTGGCTTCCTACTAATTTTTTAGCTTCTGCGTAGTTCATACTTCCTCCTCTTCTTTTTTTGTATAACTATTAATAATTTGTTCTCCTGTTGAGTTGTCAAGATAAACAACCCAGTCTCCTATAGTTACATAAACGCAACCATTATTTTCTCCATTACCTTGTCTTACGTCAATATTTACTTTCATAATATTCTCCTTATTTAACAGTTGGTAATTCGTTAAAAATAAACTCTTTAATCAAATAACATAATTCTTCTTGCTCATCTAAATCCATATTAGGATTTTCTTTGTATACCTTTGCACATTCATTTTTAGCCATTTCTGTTTTTTCAGTCATTGTGTAACTTTTCATTTTTTTCTCCTTATTGATAATATAAAGCAACAACTACATTATTTTTGTCAGGATATGATACATCCCAAAAATCATCACCATTATCTACACCAAGTTGATTAAACTTTTTAATGCCTTTCAAAAAACCTGTTAAATCGTCAGGATTGTTAACATCAAACCATTTACCTGAGCAACCACAAAAGCATTTATTAGCTTTACCTACGTATACTTTTTTAACTGTTTTCATTTTTTCTCTCCTTGTTAATCAATTACCACAACAGAACTATATCACGTACAAAAAAATATACAATAGCTATATAACAAATATATACAAATAATTTTCAATAAATATCTTGCAAATTAAAATTAGCTATGATAATGTTTTTTGAATTATTTAACCACAGGAGAAGAACCATGAAAGTCCGCAATTGGAGCAAGTTTCAGCATTTTAAGAACAAATCGTCTATGATTTGGTTTAAGGTTTATGGCAGGGATATTATCAATGACCCTGACTGGCATGAGCTTAATTCTGACCAAAAATCAACCCTATTTGAATTATGGTGTTTAGCATCTGAACGTAATGGAGAGCTTCCAGACTTAAGAAAAGTATGCTTTAGGTTACACAAAGAACCAGAGTATATTACCTCTATGTTAAATAGCCTTAAGGATTGGTTTGACGGTGACATAGCTGGAATTATACACAAGGAATATAAGGAATATGCTAGAGAGGAGAAGATAGAAGATGATATGAGAAAAGAAAAGAAGATATTAGAAGAGAAGATAACTTTTATTAAGGCTTTATCATGAATATAAATGACTTCCTAAGTTACTTTGAAAAGTCTTATAGGTCTGGTAAAGATGAATACCAATGTTTATGTCCTGCTCATAATGATAAAACTGCATCTTTAAGCATTAAAAATTTACCAGATGAAAGAATTTTAATCCATTGCTTTGCAGGTTGTGCTGCTAATGATATATTGGGAGCTGTAGGTTTAACATTTGACGATATTGTTCCAAAGCGTTTAGGTGATTTTAAACCTGTATCAAAACCTTTTAATCCTTATGCTGTTTTAAAGGCTATCTCAAATGAAACATTACTTGTAGCATTGGCTGGATTAGAAGTTGCTAACGGAAAAACCTTACCACAAGAAGATAAGGATAGATTAATGATAGCTGTAAATAGATTGAGAGAGGCTTACCAAATATGTCATTAGATGAAAAAGTAGAGAACTTAATAGTAAATGAGGATAAAATAAAGAATTATTTTTTTAGGAGAGAAAGTGATGAGTACCGTAAAATTAAGAGTCCAGATACTTTTATTGAGTCTACTATTGGATATTTTTCTGGTGAGATACAAAGCGGTGCGTATCTTCCGTTTGATAAAGCAGAAAATTTTAGGTTAAGATTAGGGGAAGTAACAACCTGGTCGGGTTATAGCGGTCATGGCAAAAGCATGCTACTGAGCTATGTAACGCTTAAACTTATTGAGAACTATAAAGTTATGATATGTTCTTTTGAGATGAGTTGTAGAAGTACATTAGCCAGGTACATTCGCCAATCTGTTGGAACTAATGAACCTACAGAAAGTGCTATTACTCAGTTTTGTAATGATGCAACTGGGAAATTATTTTTGTACGACCAGTTAGGTAGCACAAATCCAACAGCAGTATTATCAGTTATTTATTATGGAGCTGAGCAATTAGGTATACAGCATTTTGTGGTAGATAGTTTAATGAAGTGTTCTATAAATGAAGATGATTATAATGGTCAGAAGAAATTTGTTGACCAGTTGTGTATTGCTTCACGAGACCTCAATGTCCACATTCACTTAATTGCACACAGCAGAAAAACAATAGACGAAACCACTCATACACCAAGTAAGTTTGACGTGGCAGGTTCTGCTACAATAACTAATCTTGTGGATAATTGCGTTTCGGTTTACCGTAATAAGAAAAAAGAAAAAGACATAATGGAAGGTAAGTTAACTGAAGAAGATGCCAGAATAGTTCCAGATGGATTTATGGCTGTAAATAAACAAAGGCATTTTGAGTGGGAAGGTTCTGTTCCTTTGTGGTTTCATTCTAAATCTTTACGTTATAGGGACAGACCATGACCATAAATGAATTTATAAAGCAATGTAAAAAAGTATTCGGAGATGATATTCAATACAAAGCAACTTCTAAAGACGGACAAGTATTTAAAACGAAAGGATGGAGAGATGATAAAATTCAATTTCAACTTAACAAGAATGAATTTACCAATATTAATAACCAAACTAAAAGAACTTGATTTTAGTAAGGTTTGGAAAGTGCAAGTGACTGAACGCAAACCCATAAGAAATTTAAGCCAAAATGATTTATACTGGACATTACTTGAAGGTTTATCAGACCATTTAGGTTATACTAAAGATGAGTTGCATGAACTTATGAAATACAAGTACCTTAAATATGCTAAAGAAATAGCTGGTCAACCTGTAGTAGTTGTTCCTTCAACTGCTGATTTAGATACAGCTCAATTTGCTGAGCTTATTGAAAATGTATTAAGATTTGCTAACGAATATGGATGCTCATTTCAAGATGGTTTACCGCAATACGAAACTCATTAAATTATTAAGAGAATTACCTTGCCAGCATTGTGGCATAGAGTCTGAAACAGTTTGTGCTGCACACCGTAATGAAGGAAAGGGTATGGGCATTAAAGTTTCAGACGCATTATGTGCGGCATTATGTATAGAGTGCCATGTTAAGTTAGATAATGGTAAGGAACTTACAAAAGAAGAACGTAGAGACATGTGGAACAGAGCATATATAAAAACTATGCAATATCTTTTTGAACATGACATGATAGGAGTAAAATAAATGGGTAAAGGTTCTGGAAGAAGACCATTGTTAATTTCTGAACAAGAAGCACAAGATAACTGGGACAAGATTTTCAAAAAGG